ACTAGGAAAGCGCAGCCAGCAAAAGCTGGAAGGTGTTGATGAACGGATGGCGGCTGTTGTTCGCTATGCTATTTCTGTTTCTAAACAGGACTTCTCAGTAATCTGTGGGCTGAGAACCATCGAAGAACAGAAGGCATTGGTTGCTAAAGGTGCAAGTCAGACTATGAAGTCAAAGCACTTGGATGGATTGGCTGTTGATCTGATGGCATATGTGGATGGTGGTCGCTGGGAATTAAATTTGTATGATGAGATTGCCGATGCAATGGCAGAGGGTGCAAGGGCTGTTGATGTGCCTGTGCGGTGGGGTGCTGCTTGGACTGTTCCAAACATTGCCTATTGGGAAGGTGATATGGAATCTGCAATGAATGATTACATTGACACTAGACGTGGGCAGGGGCGGAGACCTTTTATCGACGCCCCGCACTTCGAGCTAATAATTTAACTTGCGCTTAGATGTGTAGGTGGTATTAAGATTCTTGGGGGTGTCGGTCCCGACTGGCATCCTCACGATACTTTCTTACAGTGCTATCGCTAAGACCTAAGAAGATAGCGGTTGATGTTATGCACCATCCTTTGCTTTGAAAGTATTTAATGTCTTCTATTTCTTCTTTGCTCAGACTGCTGTTGCGCCAGCCTTCGCCTTGTGTGGGCGCGGCTGTCGCCTTTGGCTTTGGCTCTATGAATTTGCTGTCTGGTTTGCCACCCCACTTTTCTCTGTATCTTTTATTTACTTGCTTTGCATCAGCAAGCATTGCTTGAATCATTTGCTCTTCGTTCATTTTGCGTCTCCAAAAAAAAGGACGCAGCCGAAGCTGCGCCAGTCAGGGAGGAGTTGTATGACTTGAGGCGAACATACAGGGCAGTATCCTCCCAGAGAACATTCATAGTTTAGAATGGAATGTCATCGTTTGGCAAGCCACTGGATGCTTGCGGTTGACCTTTTGCTGAAACAGATAGCGACATGTATGGTTTGCCATCTTTGCTTCTGCGCCAGCCAGCGACTTTTAGATTTTCATCTATCGGTCCAGAGTAATCTGGCGCTTTGTCGTTGTTGGCTTTGTCATTCTCAAACATAATTGCCAGTCGCTGATACACCTCAATGATTGGTCGCCCATCTTTGGTTGCATCTTTAACTAAAACTGTTTTGGATTCTTTGCCTTGCACATTGATCTTGCCAGCAAGAATCATTTGCTGCGTTGGGAACGGCGTGAATGCTGCTCCTTTGTTTGTGTCGTCATACTCTGACATTTCTTTGACTCCTTTTGTAGATTTTATAACACTTCATAATTGTTAGACACATTTTACCTTCAAGCTGCCTTGTTCTTTCTCGGGACTTGCCGATTACTTTGCCAGCGCTATTTAAGGTCGATCCGTTGTACATTAAATCAAAGACAACTAAGTGTCTGTTGATTCTTTCATTTACTACCTCTTTGCTTGCTACAAACTTTTGTTGAGCTATTAGTCTTTTCTTAGCAAGCTCAATAATATGAGGTAATTCTTTATCGGGCACTAATTCTTTAACTCTCTGAGCTTTTAATACATGCTCTTCTGTCATGAGTTATTTCCTTTCAGTAATTGTTTTTCTAGGCTTCTGAGTTTCAGACCCAGATTAGCAAGAGCTATTTTTTGTTCATTGCTTTTTGCAAAGCCAGATTTAAGGCTGTGTATTACAACAGCAATCAGGACTTGCACTTCTGCAAGCTGCAATTTGATTTGTTTACCACCCGCCATTGCTGCTCCTGTTGCTGGAATAGTATGAAAAGGATGAATGGTGTTTTATGGATTCGTTTATCCATTTGTTAAATATCCTTGTCACACGGTTTATTGTTACGTCAAATTCAAACGCAACATCTTGCTTACGTTTTCCTTTCAACATTCTTTTTACAATGTCATTTTCAAAGATGATGTCTTCTATTTTATTAACTCTTACCCAAGACTGTCCTTTTTCTACTGATTCATTAAGGAGTTTTCTTTTGTAATCGTTTATTCTAATTTTACTTGGATGAAAGGCATAGCCCTCCATCCAAACAAAACCATCTTTGAACTTACATTTAGAATATTTTACCACGCGCCATTGTTACTCTTGTTGCTGTCGGCATCATACTTATTGCCATCCATCTTACCAAGAAACACATCAGCATCACAGCCAATGTGAGACAGTGCTTTGGTTAAGCCATCGGTAATAGCCATCTTCGGAGCATCCTCTGCCAATCGACCCTTGGCGTTGTCAAAGAACTTACGGCAGCCTGTGAAGGGGCCAAACATATTTCCTTGGCTACCATGCCAAACAGTCACATGCGCTAACACAGCGCTGTCTCCGTTAGCCAGAGACACTATCTCTGTTTGATTGTGCCAACCCCAACCCTGACCAACAGGGCCAAACTCTTCTGTCATCTTCATGACTTGGTATTGTGGGTCGATCGCGGTGAAGCTGCGACTTCCGAAGCTGACCTTCTTCAGATACTTGGGGTCTGAAGAGGCCAGCTTATTCCATATTTGTAGTGTCATTGTTGTTCTCCTTATCGTTTTACTATTCTAAGTGCACCTCGTTTGTCTTTGCGAACTGCAAGCTGATCACAGTACACTTCCCTTTCTTCTGGGCCGACCATTTGCTTGAGGGCTTTCTTGGCGTTCTCGAAGACGCGATTGTGTTCATATCCGTTGAGGTATGTAACTGCTGCGTCAATGAATTGATTGTCTCTGCTCGCGTTTCTCCTGACCATCTTATCCAGCGGGATGGCATCCGTTGATATTGGTTGAACTTCAATATTATTTGGTTGCGTGTCACTGAGAACGTAACCCCAGAAATCTGACACCACCGCCCACATAGAATTGAAATACTCGTTGTTGTAGTGGACAAAGGTTGACTCCCATTTACTGTTGCCAAAGATTACTGAGAGGTGAGTGCCATCTGCCTTTGCGAGATGTGCATAGAGTTGGATTTGCGGCATGTATAATTCTACAATGTCATCCATTTTATTGAACGCATTGGTATGCTTGGCTTCGACAATATCATTGTTTAATCGTGCATCCACTGTGCCACGGCAAGCCACTGTACCAACAATCTGTTCATATTCATATTGATGCCCAGAAAGAACACAGTTGTGTTGCCTTTCAAACCAAGACAGGTTGAAGGATTCAGTCCAGCTACCAAGCTGCACTGCAATGTTGTCTGATAAATCGTCAGGTTGTTTACGCCCTGTCTTTACTTCCCATAGTGTTTGCCAATCACCTTGCATGATCTTTACGCAATCACTACCGCCAATGAAACCTGTTCGTTTCATGATGTTCTCCTTATATTATAAGCGGTAAGGTACTGCACTTACGCAGTTATATCAAGAATTATTTTCTGGATAGTTGCCATACATTTGAAGCCAGCCATTGTATTTTGAGAAGTCACTTTGCTTTAAGTCGGTTTGATCTAGCAGTGCTTCTTTGGCTTTGCCGCGCAACCAGAACTCGCCAACAGGTTCTCCGTTCTTTATGCGCTTGGCTACAATCTGGTGCGCGTCCAGAAAGAAACCTTCCTTTTTGATAGCGCGATTGTAGTCAGGATTCGTAGAAGACTTGTTGACTTGTGCATCCCAGATGGCAGCATCAGCCATATTAGATAGTTTCTTAACCATTGTTTGCCTCATTTATATAGCAATACCGAGCGTATTTCTTGCCATCATTAGAAACTATTTCAGTCAGAATGTTGTGACCTTCATCGCGCAGGTCTTTAATTCTTGCAGCTAATCTAAAGCATCCGTATTCATTGAGAGCAACTATTGGTGTAATTGATCCCATTGATTTTAAGTAATGCAAGATTTGTTTATTCTGAGATAGCATTTTTGTTCTCCATTAGTTTAAGGAATGTGTCACCTGATACGATGACTAGAGTTTGCGGATCGCCTGTCCGCCTTTTGTAAAAGGCAATGTCTCTGCCTTCTAAAACTTTGAAGGGACTAGGGAAGCTAGACTTGTCACGGTATTTGACTTCGCCTACCAATTCGTGTCCGTTGAGTTCGAGCTTGATGTCGCCGCTATACTCGCCTCCCAGACTGCCTGAGAGGGGTTGCCTTTTGGCTTTGATACCTGCCGCTTCGAGCCACTTGACGAACCACTTCTCGTGGTACGTTCCTTTGTTTTTATTACGGTTTGCCATTGGTCTTCCTCATAGCAGCGTCTGCAAATATACCAATGCTTTTCATAGCTATCATTTGTTTGTTTTAAGATAGCCACAAACCATTCGGTTTTTACTTGGCATTTAAGACAGACGATTCTGTGGGATTTTTTTGATTTCGATTTCACAGTTCAAAGCATCAAGCCAGCACATTAACATAAAGCCAGAGGGTATTCGCTTGCCAGTTTCCCACTTGTGGATCAGCGAAGTTGCACACCCTATCTTATGAGCTAACGACTCTTGGCTTAAATTTTGCGCGAACCGTGCGTCGATTAATATTTTTACCAGACGCTCGTAGTCTTTGGGTATGCTCACGGGCTTGTTGTAGTACGTGTAGCTTTTCAATGGCATTGAATACCCTCAATGCAGTTTCGTATCGTATCTGACCACTAGACTGAGCGCGGTAGTATGTGGATGTGGGTATGCTTGCTTGCTTGAATGCTTTGAGCAAGGAAACATCATACTCATTTGCTTTATCAGTTAGTGTAGTCAGATACGATTTCATACTGCACTTATGCAGTATTCATTCCTTGCTCGTCAATAGGTAGTCTGCTATTGGCACTTCTCCTGTTCCTTCACACTGATAGCAGTCATCCCATTCAGTATCTATGTAACCAATGTCACGACCAAATGTTTGACGCTTTGTGATTTCATATTCTATTTGCCCATCGCCTACGCAAACAGGACAAAGTTCAGTAGGGGATTTCATCGTCGAGGATGTCATTGTGTTTTTCCCATGCTGCTACGGCTCGTTGAATAAACTTATCACGATCAAACCGTGGGTTAGTTTCTTGAAGATCATCAGCAATCTTTTCGATTGTGATTGGCGAGAAGACTAGCGGACCAAACCGATCCGCTATCCATTCAAAGTCTTTGCGTGTCATCATTATAGACTCTCCCATTGTGTAGACTTCATTGCATTAGCAATTGAAATCTCTCTGTTGTAACGAGCAATCTCTGGCGAGCGTAACTCGTTGGTGTGTGTTGCCCAGTATGTCAGGCAATTGTACAAAGCCCACTTGTTAGAACCCAAGCCAGCTTTTTCTTCGCTCCAAATTTTAAGCAAGTTTTCTAATTGCTTTTCATTGGTCTTGGTCACAGCCCTTTGGCGTGTGAAAGATTTGCAAACTGTTTTCTTGAAGAAGTTTTCTACTTGCTCTTGCTCAAGTTTAGTTTGCATCCAGTGTTGCCACACTTCCTTGCGTGACATGAAGTGCTCAAGGCCAGCAACAACTTTGGCTGCTGATCCTTCTACGTTGATAGATGTGGTGTGCTTGTATTTACTACGCGCCACAGTATCGGCTGTCGTGCAGCCATTGAGACACCATAGCCGTAAGCCATTAGCAAGCTGAGAAAAGGACCAACTGCCATCGTAGCTATTGAAGAATGAAACGCGAAACTTCACATAGTCTCCGACTGCTGGTTCGATAGTCAGATCATTAAATAAAATTTCGCCTCTAAGTTTACGTCCGTTCTCAATTACGTCAACGTAAAGGTCGTAGTCTTTGGACAGATCGGCAGTCTTGATACCGTCAACCACTGATTCCACTACGTCCTGATGTGACACGGCTTTGTATCGTGAGCCGTGAACACCAAGAGATTCATTTGTATCAGTACGGACAATACTTTGATGCCCTTCAATGACATGCCCAAGCTGGTTATAGATTGGCTGGGATTCGATTGGAAAGTCCCATGAGTTTGTAAAGTCAAGCATTGTGATTCTCCTCAAGTTTTGTGTTTATTTCTTCGAACGTTTTTGCAATGCGTTCCATTGAACAACTGCGATTAAAATTTGAAATTTCATCTTTTGTGTATTTGAAAAAAGAATTTATCATTCTGATTTCATCAGCTACAAAAGTTACTGAGACTGGTGTCTCATCAATGTCGATGTAGTTAAGTTTCATTTCTGTTCTCCTTTGTTATGCACTGCACTTTAGCAGTGACTTTATTTAAAAAGCAATAATGACGTAGCGTCATTTAAATTGCTGCTGCAATCATCAGCATGATTCCTAGCACAATCACAATGATGGCTAGGATTCCGATTATATCGGCAATTATTTTGTATGGATTCATATTTGTCCTCACGTTAGTTACAAGTTTTGGTGCATGTGCACATGCTCATCTCAC